GTATTTTTTTATGTATTCTATTTCTGAGAGTATATAAACTGTGCAATATGTTACTTTTTACACAAAAAATACCGCAATGTAAATTAACTACTTAGTGTTAGAATTACACTAGAGTGGAGGGGAAGTATGGAAGATAGAAAACATCATAACGGTTCTTGTAAAATGTGGAAGGCATTTATGCAAGAAGCATTTTTAGATTGGGAAGAGTAGTTATGCAAGAAGAATATTGGGAAGCACAAATAGAAGGTTTTGAAAAGGCATTCAAAAAACCTATTTGGAGAGACTACTTAGAGACTCAACGTGAGTTATTAGATAAGGTTTTCAAAGAAAGTTTTGAAGAAAACTAATTCGCTCTTAGGATTCGAATTTGAAAAAAAAATACCTGTTTAGGTGGGTATAAATAAACCACTAAATAATCAACTCATCCATGTTGGTTTCTCAGGTAAGTTTTCGTAAGCCAAATCTGCTGTTTCATAATCTTGTGGAAGCATTAACAAATCATTTCTGTATTGTCTTAATTCAGTTTGCTGAACTAATTCTAAAGTTTCCCAAACAATTGCCAATTGATAAACATCCATTTCTTTTAATAGTCCTTGTCTTATTCCTCTTAATTCATCCCATTCCATTTAATCACCTCAGAAGTTATAACTCACCCATAATAATACCTGTGCATTATTCAAATCTGTCGAACCACTTTGTCTTTTCACCATAAGTATATCACCTGCACTAAATGATAGTTCTACATCTGAACCTGTTTTTACTAATGTTGCAGCAGTACCACCATTAGACGAAGCAGGTTTTGTAAACTGTGCAGGGGTAAATGTAACATCCTTTATATCACTACCACTTGAGCCGTTATTTTTTCTAATTCTAATTACGTTACTTGTACTAGAACTAGCAACATCTCCTGTAAATATACAAGTCATGGCTTTTACTTTACCTGCAAACGGCATTGGATAAGAATTAGGATTAGCAGTAGAACTTTGTACTGTTGGAACTCTAAAGTCAACAGCACTTGTATTTAACCCTGCTCTTTCAAAGAATAGTGGTGTTAATCCACCTAATACAATTCCATCACTATTACCTTCAATCCAAGTAGTAGTAGTAGTACCATCATTACCTGCAATTTTTAATTGTCTACTGCCCGAAGTTGAAGGTAAATCAATACCTGAACCTATAATTACATTTCCACTGCCCGCAGTTTGATTTACACCGGCTTGATATCCTATACCTATATTATTTCTAGAAACTCCGTTTACATTGTACAAGGCAGCCGCACCCAAAGCAGTATTTTGATGAGGCGAAGAAGTTCCTCCACCCATTGCTTGATATCCTACTGCTGTATTAAATCTAGCATTAGTACCATTAAATTGATAACCCGCTTGATAACCTACTAAAGTTTGATAAGAGTTTGAAGTCATTGCTTTACCCGCTTGTGAACCTACTGCTACGTTAAAGAAACCTGTACCACCTGTATGTGCTTCATAACCAATTCCTACATTTTCTGTACCTGAACTTAATGAATCACCTGCGTAATTTCCTATCATTACGTTTTTATCTCCGGTTGTAGTTGCTTCCATTGATTTATATCCTAAAGCAGTATTATTATCACCTGTTGTAATTGCTTCTAATGATTCTGTTCCAACTGCTAAATTATAGTTAGCACCTGTGCTGTTTGAAGAATTACCTTTCATAGCACTATGACCTATTGCTATGTTGTTAGATGCATTTTTCATACCGAATTTTCCGGCTTCATAACCTAATGTTACTGAATTACTTAATGATGTCGCACTATATGCACTTTGAAAACCAACAATTACGTTTGAGTGTGCATCAGTCCCCGTATTTCCACCTGCGAGAGTACCTAAGAATGTATTAAACGAACCTGTTCGTAATGCAGCACCCGCTTCTCTACCGATTCCTACGTTGTAGTCTCCTGTGTTTACTGCTGTTAGTGCATCAACACCTAATGCAGTATTATGATTACCACTGGTTGCAGTTATAGAATCTAAAGCACCACTACCGATTCCTACGTTATTGGTAGCAGTTGTTATTGCATCTGATAAATCACCAATAGCAGAAGCACCGCCACCACCTGCGGCTTCTAAACTGATTTGTGTATTAGCGTGGTCATAAGTTAATACATAGTTATCTTGGTCTGAACCTACTGTTTGGTCAACATCAAATTGGAAGTTACCTAAGTTTACTTGACCTGTACCATTTGGTGTAATACTAATATCACTATTAGCACCATCAGGAATTACAATAGAACCGGAGTTTGTTCCGCCATTTGTATTCAAAGTTAAATCACTTGTACCCAATGTGGTTATTGTTGGATTACCGCCATTAGTACCAAATCTAAAAGTTGCTGCTTGTAATGACATTAACGCATTAGCATTAATATATACATCTCCTGAGCCACTTGATGCTCTAAGTATTGTATCTCCATCTGCTTGAAATTGAAGTTTAGCAGTTGTACTGGTAATATTAGGTGCAATTGTAACATCTGCATTAGAATCTCCTACTCTAATAGTATCAGCATTAAGTTGTACATCTCCTGTTCCGTGTGGTGTAATCGAAATATGTTGATTAGATGTAGATACAATTTCACTTCCATTAGTATCTAAATCTCCACCTAATTGTGGTGAGTCATCTGCGGCTAAACTCGCAATACCACCACTAACAGTAGTCCATGATACAGCAGAACCACTACCTCCTGACGTGAGAACTTGGCCTGAACTTCCAGCAGCACTACCACCAATTAATATTTCACCACTAGAACCAAATCTAAATCTTTCAGTTCCACCTGTTGAAAATCCTAAGTTATCAGCAGCAGGGAAAAATATTCCTGTATTTGTATCGCCACCATTACTGAAAGAAGGGAGTGATTCAGAACTTCCCGTAGCCTTAATTCTTCCAACCGCTTCAATTGTTCCACCGACATACAAGTTAGCATTGTTTGTACCCGCACTTCCTTGTATTGCGACTCTTCCATATTGGTCTATTTCAAATCTATTATTATCGGGGTCGGTAGCATCGTGAACTTCAAACGCATTTCCTGTTCCTGTTTGAACAATCTTGAATAATGCTGTGTCGCTTGTATCTGTTAATTTTAATTGTTCTGAACCTGCTGTATCAGTCCAAGTTAAAGATGCTATTCCGTTTTCTGTTCCACCATCATTATACAATAATTCAGTATCGCTACCACCAACTGAACCACTACTACCACTAGAAGCAGCAGTTAATCTTCCTTGTGCGTCAACAGTAATATTAGCGTTAGTATAAGAACCCGCAGTAACAGCAGTATTTGCTAATTGGTCTGCCCCTATACCATCATCGGCAACCTTGAAAGTTAAATCATATGGGTCATTTGTGTCTCCTGTACTTGTATCTGTAAAAGTAATATCTAAACCATTACCTTCATTAAACTTAATAAATCTAGCATCACCAATAATAACATCTGTATCTGAACTGTCTCTTACAGTAAAGGCCATTTTAGCAGGTAACGCTCCAAATGTTCCATCATGCTTTAAGAAATGTCCTGATGTACCTGCTGATGGCAAAACACCACCATTACCTGTTCCAACTAAAGTTCTAATTTCTGCCGCAGTTAAATCATCAGTAGCATCAGCATCTCCTGTAAAACCTAAGTCTGCTAATGTTAAGTTTCTTGTTGCTATTGTAGCATTAGCATCCGTAACGTGTCCTAATGTATCAGTAGTTACATTAAAGTCTAAATCTGATATAACTGTTGCACCTGTTAATGCTCCTGTATCTATGCTTATATCATCTCCATCATGTGTAGGGTGGGTATAAACGGTATCTGTATAATTAGAAGAATGAATTGTTCCCGCATTACTACTTGTCCAATCTATTACTTTATTAGCAGTCAAAGCACCGACATATCCCCATTGTGTAGCATTAATTGTTGTAGTGCCAATGTTTTCTAACTGCGCTCCTTCTGATGCTGTTAAATTAGAAAGTTCAGTTACTTGTGATATAGCAATTGTTTTATTTGTTAGAGTATCAGTAGTATCTCTTCCAATTAAAAACGCATCAGCATTAGGTAAAGTAATTGTTCTATCCGCAGTAGGGTCAGTAATAGTTAACGTAGTCTCATAATCATCAGAAGTAGCCCCTTCAAAAACAATAGCATTAGCCGCTTCCATAGTTACAGTATCAACTGTGGTTGTTGTACCTGCAACGTTTAGATTAGGAACAAGCAATGTTCCTGTGCTTGGGTTGTATCTTAAAGCCCCTGTATCATCTAAAAGACCATTAGATTCATCGTGAAATACAACAGGAAAGTTAGTGTTAGCGGCACTGTCCGAAACAGTAACTTTAGATGCAGTTCCAGTTGTGTCTTGATTTAATGTTCCAACAACTAAATCTATTGTTCCATCTGCACTTTGATATGTAGCAGTTATACCTGTTTCTGTATTACTACTAAACATTCCGCCAACTATTGCTTGCACTTGTGCATCAGATAATTGGTCGTTTGGTAAACTACTTAGGCCGGATAATAAATTTAAATTAGCAGCAGAAGAAGTAACAGCAGTACCCGCAATAGATAATTTACTAGCGGGAATATCAAAGGTAGCATTATCTTTTATTCTTGCCACTTCAGTACCATCATATTGTTGAAATATTATTTCTTTCCCATCTGTTGCGGGCATTATAATAGCATCAGAAGTACCTGTAGTTCCACTGGAAACAGGAGTTGTAAATCTTAGATATGGGGCTAATCCTCCTTCATAGCCCTGCCAAAAATAAGTTCCTTTGTTTGCACCAAGTCCGGCACTACCTATTAATATTCTATCGCCACCACTAATTTCCATAGAACCAAATGTTCCACTACTACCTGTTTCGTTAGAAATATATGACCTATGAATACCACTACTAGTATCTGATGTTATTCTTAAATAATCGTCTGTATTTACGTCATCATAAACAAGTAGTCCATCTGTACTAGAAGTGCCTGTAACTTTTAGTTTACCAGTAAAAGCAGGGTCATCAGTTGGTTGTTTAGCAGTATTTGCAGTAACATTATCGAATAACGCTTTACTCATTACCCCACTTGCAGTAGTGGTGGCTACGGGTAGTGTAAACCCTGTTCCGCTAGAATTAGTTACTTCAAGAGTAGTCTCAGTAGCAGTTCCTAGTGCTAAGTTAGAAACTATATTAGATGTTTTAAGAGTATTAGCATCTATTTCAGCGAGTAATGCATTGTCTAACTTATCTTCTGTTATTGCATCATCAGCAATTCTTGCAGTTCCGAAAGTTCCTGAAGTAATTTTACTTGCTGCTAAATTAGGAATATGAGATGCGGATAAGTTGGGGGTAAACACATTACTACCACTTAATGTTAAACCGCTACCTGCTGTATAAGTAGTATCTTGGGTAGGAATAGTAAAAGTAGCCGCAGGTATAGTTACTGTATAATCTGCATCAGCATCAGAAGCAGTAAGTAATACTTCGTGTGAATTACCATCACCTGCTCTAAATGCCAATGTATTATCTTCTACAACTTGTATAGTCTCGTTGTGATAAATAGTGTCTCCCGTTACAGTTAAATTACCTGCGATAGTTATTGTATCGTTTGAATCTCCAATTTGAACTGCGTTACCACCAAAACCGCCCGCTAGTCTTGTTTTTAAATTAGCAACAGAAACATCATCGTTAGTAAATGTTAACGCGCCTTGCATATAATCTTGAAGAACAGAAACATCCATTTTCTTTAGAGTTCCACCATCACTCAATACTAATTCATCACCCGCTTCTAAACCACTTGTGAGTTCAGTAGCACTTGTAATATCATTAACAGTAAAGTTAGAAGCACCCGTAGCGGAAGCCCCTATATTGCTTAATATTGTATTTTTATCATTAGTACTAATACTAGTAGAAGCAACCAAAGCCGCAGTTACATTCGATGCATTAGCGGTTAGTTTAGCAGTATTAGTAGAAACAGCAGATGCATCAGTATAACTAATTTTAGCAGTATTAGCAGTAATATCATCAAATAATGCAGCACTCAATATACCTCCCGCATTTGTTGTAGCAACAGGTAAAGTAGCATTTGTTCCATCAGAACTAGTTACATCAATTGTAGTACTAGTAGTTGTAACGCCCAAATTAGTTGTTACATTTGTAGCCTTAGCAGTATTAAGATTAACAGCAGTAACTAGATTTTGAGTACCTGAAGCACCATCCGGTACAGTAATAGTACCTGTAAATGTAGGACTTGTTAATGTAGGACTTGTAAACATAGTTGCTTTACTTTCATTAGTAACGTTTCCTAAACCTACATCACTGGCACTTGCAGCAGATAATATTTCAGTTTGTAAAGTAGCAGCAGATTTGTTATCTACATTTCCTAATCCTACATCACTAGCAGTAGCAGCAGTAAGAGTCGCTGCTTGAATAGTTGCTTGACTAACATTAGTTACATTATCTAATCCCAATGTCGCAGTAGTTATTTTAGAATTATCAAATACAACATCAGCATTACTAGCATTTTGTATTACAACCGCAGTTCCACCATCATTAACTTCTAATTTACCTGCTGCATTTACTGCTATTGTTAAGTTATTAGAAAGTGCTTTACCTGCAATAGTTCTAGTTGTAGGAACTTTTGCTGCTAAATCAGTAGTTAAATCAGTGATTTTAGATTGTGCTAAAGTCGGGATTCTACCAGTAGCAAATTCACCACTTGTAATTTTACCAGCAGATAAATTTGGTAATATTGATTCTGTTACTGCACCCATTAATTCTGTTAAACTTAATTTTTTAACTGCACCTGAATCGCTGTTGTCTCGATAAATTAAACTATCATTTACTATATCTATACTAGACAAAGCAGTCAAACCGCTAATAATATCAGTGTTACCAATGTTAGTATTAGTATCTGTATTTACTGATGCAATATCTAAAGTTTGATTTGTACCGCCAGTTACAGTAGCAGTTATTGTAGTTCCACTCAATGATAAACCTGAAAGGAATTTGTTTGTATCTGCTGTCATGTCATCTACAACAATGTCAATTTTACCACTAGTATCATCATATGTAGCACCAACTCTAGTTTCTGTATTGCCACTAAACATAGCACCAACAATGTCTTGAACCGCTTCTGTTGATATTTGTGTATCAGTAGTATATCCTTGACCTGTTACGAAAGTATGTATTTGGTCTGCGGTAGCCAAAGCAGTACCACCATCAGCAATAGCAGCAGTTCCTAAAGTAGCAGCAGCACCTAATCCTAAATTAGTAATAGCGTTAGATTTTTGTGTTGAAGTTAAGTTTTGACTTGCTGTATCTATTCTTAATCTGTTACCCAAAGCAGTAGAAGTTGTTGTAGCAAAGTTTGCATCATCTCCTAATGCTGCTGCTAATTCATTTAAAGTATTAAGTGCAGCCGGAGAAGAATCAATTAATCCTGAAACTTGACCGTCAACATATGCCTTTATTGATTGTTGACTTGCTGCTGCTGTTGCACTATCAGAAGCCATGTTATCTTCGTCTAGTAAAGTTAGTTGGGTATTAGCAGATGCAATTGTTACTGCTCCACCTGTTTCCGTAATTGTTACATTAGAACCTGCTGTAAATGCTAGAGTTTCTGATGCTCCTAATGTATTTCCACCCGCAGTAATTGTCCTAAATGTATTAGTATCTGTTGAAGCAATAGTAATAGAACCTGCACCGTTAGTAATAGAAACATTAGAACCTGCTGTTAATGTACCTACTGTTGGGTCTCCACTACCATCTCCAATTAACAATTGACCGTTAGTTAAAACACTAGTTGCTGTTATTGCACCTGTTCCTGAACCTAAAAGAATACCTCCATCTGTAAGAGAAGTAGCACCAGTTCCACCACTACCAACTGCTAATGTAGAAGAAAGACCTGCTGCTGTACCTGTAATATTATCAGCAGTTCTCGCTAAAGTTCCTGTTGTAGATGGAAGAGTAATAGTGGCAGAACCATATGAAATAGTTCCTGTTGGGTTTATTTTAAAAGTTTCAGAGCCACCACTTATCGCTGAAAAACCTCTAGAAGTTTGTTTATTTCCTGTTAACCATTGTATATCTCTAGTAGTAGTATTATCAGCAGAACCCGCAGTGTATTTAACTAAAGCAATTGGTATATCCCCACTTTTTAATTCTGCTACGGTAGCAGTACTTGTATTCGCTTTACCCGTTACTGCACCCTCTCTAAAATATAAATTGTTTAAAGTTTCACCACTAACTGAACCGTCTGCAATTACAATTAATCCATACCAATCTTTTTCACCCGCAGCATTTGCAGAAATAGCAGGGCTGTCAGTTCTTATTGTTTTATTTGGAACAGAAACAACCATACCATCTCTAATAGCAGTTAAAGCATTATCGCCACCATCAGTTTTCTCTATCTCATAATGGGTATAACCTGAAGTAATTCCTTGAGTAATAAATGCTTCACTAATTAATCTATTTTGACCCATAGCAACATTTAATGTTTTAATTATACCAGTATGTATTGCATCTGTTCCATCTACTAATTGTGTTGTAGCCCCTAATCTACTAATGAATCCTTTATTGTCAACCATTATTTCAACTCCACTCTAATTGTAAAAGACACCGTATCAGATGCCGCGACTACGCCTGTGCTAGTGAATGTTACTCTTGTTAACATTGCCCCCGTGTTAGAACCACTACCAGTACCATCATGAAATATACCTAATTCACTAACACCTGAAGTTGGTATTTGAGAACCCAAGAAATCTACATTCCAAATTAAAGTAGAACCAACTCTAGTTGGAGTTACATTAGTAGCGTGTGTATAAACAGCATGGTCTAAAGCAAGTTGAGATGGAGAAGTACTATCTGAACCATCACCTATCTTAATAACCGTATATTTAGACATAATATAATTCGCCATTATTTCTTCTTTACCCGCATTCACTATCATACTTATACATCCTTTTCACTCTTGTAGGTTTTTAATGTTGTTGACCCTGCACCGAATCCTAACAACGTATCAAAACCTAACAAATTATCAAATCCTAAGTTGGCACTAGACCTAGTTATCTTATATTCTATTGTACCATTTTGTATTGTAAATGAATCAAACACACTCTTTCCTACAACACTTTGTACAGAGTTTTTACCGAATAAAGTAAAAGAACTTCTAGTCTGATTACTAGAAAGTTCTCCTAATCTTTCTGCAATTGTTTTGTTAAAAGTCCCAACTGTAATTGTTGATATTCCATCTAAAATATTTTCAATTTCAAAGACTTGATAATCGTTAATCGGTATGTCGTGATTCGGGAAATCTAAAGTTAAAATATCTCCCGCTTCTAATAATTCTAATCCTTCTTTTTGTATTTTTAATTTTATTTTTCGTATGTCTGCATTGTGTATTTCTAACAATTGTGATGCCTTTATTTTTGCATCCGATAATGATTTAATTGAAGAATCTACATGACGAATAGTTTTTGTTCTTCCCTTTGTAGGTATTTCTGATTCTGCCTTAACACCATCTCCAATTACAATTATTTTATTTGCTTTATCAAATAAAGATTTATTACTTTCAACAGAAACTAAATTATGTCCTGATTTATAGTTAATAGAAAATCTTCTAAGACTATGAACATCTTCTATATTTTTTGCTATTATTTCACCATTAGATATTTTATAATCTAATCCTCTTTTATTTGCTAAGAAATTAATAGCACTAAAAGAATCTGTATCTTCAAATCTAACATTGGAAACATGAGTTTTTCTTTGTCGTCTTATTAATTCATCATACTGTGAAGGAACAAAAATTATACTATCAACTGTAATTGTTGTACTACTTGTTGCCGAAACTTTACCAACCAAGTAACCTTCTTGTGTATATATTACATCACCCACAATAATATCAGTAGGAGTACTAACACATGTTATTACATTTCCACTAACTGAATTAACTAAGTTAGTTGTATAATCTCTGAGACTTTGTTCGTAATTCAAATCTAGCCCTGCTTCTTTAGCGATATTTTCTATCTCATTTTCAACAATTCCACCAATACTAAATGTAGTTCCTAAATAACATTTTGTTGGTTTTATTGATAATTTTTTAGGTATAGTAATTTCTACAATTTCACCAAAAGAAACGCAACCATCACCGTTTAACACCCCATCATATTCAAATTTAACAGAACTGCTAGTTTTAGTAACTGTCAAAGATTTAGTTTGTGAATTAATACCATCGGTAATATAGCAATTTACAACTGTATCATTAGAAAGTAAATTAGAACTAACATTTCCTAATTCTCTTCTCTCTAAATATGTATTATTATTGTCTATATCTAGTAACATATACATTGAATATATTCCTTCATTAAACTGGTCTTTAGAAGTATCTTCTCCTGTTCTAAAATTTTCTGTAACAATATTATCATACTTTAATCCTGTATCTTGCATAACATTCAATTCAAAATAATCAGGAGTTTCTTCGAATACTGTATCTGATAATCTCATTAATCTAAAATAAACCCCGTGTTCTGATTCGTCAATTTCTTTATCGAACTTTAAAGAATGTACATCGTAAGTACCAGTTTCATTTACTGTATGGGAAGTTATTTTACCAATATATTTTGGTGTTCCTTTAGAAACAATATTGATTGGTGAACTATCATTAGTAGTAGTGGCAGTTGTTGGCAAATAAGTAGAAGTTCCTTCTAATTTAGTACTTACAATGTAATATCCTGTAAGATTAGGTACAAAGTTTAACCAATGATGTGTTGAAGTAGCATCCATTGTAAAAGTTTTAGCCGTTCCAACAGTTAAATTGGTATTGCCTACTGGAATATGTAATTGTGGTTTAATGAACATTTGTGCAGAATACATTTCACCTGCATCCGAACTCCCTGTTGTTTCACTGCTCAATGTTCTATGTTGGGAAACCCTATTTCCCGTATTTGATGCGTCTTCTCTATTAAGAAAAGGATAATATTTTGTTGTAGTTCCAATAAAAGCAAGATTGTTAGATAAGCCACTATATTCAGAAGCAATAGTAGTCATTACATTGATAGTTGGTTGGTCGTTTTCCGTAACAACTCTATCCGAAAAATTACCTAATCTATTTATATCAGTATCAGATAATTGTAATGGACTACTTGTTTGTTTTAGTAAAGTATCACTATTTTTTCTACTACTTTTCATATCTCTAAATATAGCAATGCAGTTTTCATATATATCTCTATTAGGCCAACCAATACCGTGAGGACTTTCGTTTAAAGTATTGTGATTATTATTTCCTGTTTTTGTTCCATCACCATTATAATCTAGTGGAATAACGGGTTTTGCTAATGCTGAAATGACTTTAGAAGTATGTGTTTTTTGTGAAGTTAGTGTCTCTGCCCCTATTATTTTTTCAACATGAAACGCAGAATCTATTCTTGCCGCAACAGATGTGCCACTAATAACAATATTAGATTCGTTTACTTCACTAATAATAGGCAACAATATATTAGGAGGGTCATAAACATCAGAACCATCCAATAAAGCAAAGTTAAAGTAATCTGTTTTTATATTTGGTTTTAAAATATAAACTCTATTAAAAAGTAAATTGCTATTCAAAGCCTTTAAATCGTTTAATTTGTATAATCCTTGATTAGAAGAACCGCTTACAGTTCCTTCTTGGGTAAATAAATTATAATTGCTAACTGTATTACTATTATTAGTATCGTATTTTTTATATTGGCTAATATTCATTTTGTCAATATTATCTAAATTTTTAACACATTCTGCATCTACGGAATTGAAATGCCAATCAAAAGTTGCTTCTACTAATCTAACAACACCCCATCTTTTAAGTTGACCTGTTGTTTTAGTTGAACTTTTTATTTCTGATATTTCATAATCGTTATCATTTCTGATTATAGAATTTGTTTTACCAGTATGGTCGTGACTAACTTGAGTACCCTTTGTTCCTTTATTTTCAAACATTAAACCATAATCACTCATAGGTCTATCAGAAAATGATATATTGTTAAATCTTAATTTAGAACTAGGATATAAATCTCCTGTCGCATACAAAGAATACGGTCTTGCTCTCCAATCATTACTTACTAATTTTTGAAGATTATCTAAAGTAACGGTAGTATCTACATTTTTTGTCCCATCTGCTCTGTTATACCAAGTTATATCTGAATTATTAGTTGTTCTAAAATCTCTATAACCGTTAGGCAATACTTTGATTCCAGTTGTATAGCCTTTTACTTTGTGATTCCTATTTGCACTTGTATAAATATTAGTCGGTACAAATGAATCATATGGTATTAAAGTTTGATTTTCAAAAGATTGTAAATCAATAAACTTGTAAGTATCTTCGGGTGCAAAATAATGCTGAAATTGATGTTTTAATTTATGAACAAAACCACCCGAAGGTAGATTACTATTTAATAAATAAAAACCTGCATGATAACTAAGAGTATCATTTGTTGGTGATAAAAATCTATTATCATAGGTATTATTATCTTGTACTCCTAATGCTATTGGGAAATTAGGAGAGACAGTTACTATATTGTTAGAATCATTAATATCATTAACATCTATTACATGAAACATTTCTGACGATACAATATTTTTTTGTGTATATTCTATACTAGTTTCCTTCTCCTTTCCTATTTTCAACAAATATGTACTCGAAGGCATATCTTCATCTACAACTGAACCCGAACCTTGTCTTTTATTTACTTTAGACGGCTTCAATATATCATATCCATAAGACCCATCAGTTTCAAAAGAACCATTATTAGAAGTTAATTTTAAATCTAAATATGTAAAAGTATCAGAACTAGAATCGTATGTAAAGTTTAATCCTTGATTAAAAATTAATCCTTTTTCAGAAGTATTTGTAAAATCAGTAGGTCTTGTTGTTTCATTGACATTAGTTGCTAACGCTTTAACTCCTGAAATAAATCTAGAAGACGTATCTAATGGATTGTAATAATATATGTTAGTATTATCTCCCGCAGAAGCATATGCTTTATCTTTCAATGTAATTGTTGTTTCTCCTCCCCCACCACCTGAATAAGAACGGCTACTGTACTCTCCTAATAATTCATAAGAAGAGTTGAAAAATAATGTATATTTTGTAAACGTTACATCACCATCAACTAAAATACTAGTTGAGACATCTTTAGTTACTGCACCTGCTGAATTATGATAGTTTGTAGAACCAACAATATCATCTATATGTGGATTTAATGTAGAATAAACAATATCATCCGTAAAGTTTAGGTTTTTATTTACAGTAGTAGTAAGTAAATTAGCAACTTCATCCCTTCCTGAAATAGTATATGTCATCATTCCATTTTCATTTTTAGATTCTATATCCTCTACATTTCCACTAAATATTTCTTCATTCAATGTAAAACTACCATTGTAATAATACATTCTAGAAATAGGAGTTTTCTGATAATATTGTTTTGTTGGTTCTAAAACGGTCAAATATTTATGCACTTTATCTCCATAATTTACTCTTAAATCATGTCCTCTTTTATTGGTTATTGACAATTTAGAATTGTATAGTTTTGTATTTTCTACTTCTATTGTTCTATCGTCTAAAGTTAATCTATCGCTTTGGTCATGTCTTACTGTGGTATCTGCTGCGAACTCAACATTTAATTTATTATTAGAATATGGAACTATGTAGCAATCAACATTAGTAAAGGAATGAACTGTATTACCACCAACAAAAATATTACTGTTTACAGTTTTTCTAGAATCTATTGTAAAAGTTTGAGTTGTTAATGTATAATCTCTAGCAGTGACCGATGCTACAACATAATGATAACCGTCTATTTCTAAAATAGTATTATCCGATAGTATTGAAGAGTAATCATATTCTCCTGTTAAGCCATTTATAGTGATAGTATTAGAACTAGAACTTACATTGTGTTCAATTTTTTTGAGTTTCATACTATCTGAAAATAAACCATTTCTAACTATCATTTTAGAATCTTCTGTAACTTTCAAATGTTGAGTACCGCTATTATCTAAAGTAGTAACAGTAGCCATTTTACTCATTTTATTTTTAGGATTATTTACTATCGTATCTAATGTTGTAGGTATTTTATCATTCTTTAAGGAAGCAGTTTCAAATGTTATATATTTCATAGCACCGTTTAAATTTTCACTTTCAGTCCAAACATTGCCCGAAAAATCATATGAATCAGTAGAACTTCTTTTCATTAGCGGAAATGCTTTATTCCAATACAAAGGGTCAAAACTATTATCGTCTTCATCATCAACTAATACATTATCAACCAATATGGCATCCATTAAGTCTCTACCTTTATTTTGTATAGTATTGTCATATTTTCTTTCTGTTTTGAACACTACATTTTGTATTGTATTGTTTATTTTCAAAGTAATATTTAATCCATTACCCGCAGATAATGTTGAAGAGGGTCTGTAAAAGTCAATATAAAATCTATCACTACCATATACATTTTCTATATTTCCTAAATAACTTGTTCCATTAAATATTGACATTCCTTCTGTTAAATCAGCATGATGTGCAGAAGAAACTGTAAAGTAATTACTAGTACTACCTTCTTGATATTGGGTATGTCCCCCTACAACATTTATTGCTGTAATAGTATCACTATTATCCCAAGTCCTACTAGACGTTACCGTATATTTTTCATTATAATCTAATTGGTCTTTTTCTTCCAACCTATCATTGTAAAAATAAAACGTAGGTGTATTTACGTTACATATTTTATCATATTTGTTTGTTGTAGCGGAAGAATCGCCTCTAAGACCGTATGATACTGCTACTAAATCTGTATCTGTTTTCTCTGCACCTTTGTATATTTCAAACTTAGTTCCCTTTGGTATTTCACCATTATATTTAGGACTAAACTCTACGCCATCACCAAACTCATCAAAAGAAACTATTCTAGTTATTTTAGCAAAATGAGCATTAACTGAATCAACTCCTCTACCACTTGCAGTATCAACAATATCATAGTTTAAAATTATAAAATAATCATATTTTTCTATATCAAAACCTACTCTATTAGGAGGGAAATCTAGACTAGAATGATAAGTTGCTCGTAGGTTAGTAGCAATATTATTAACAGTTTCATCTTCAAAATTAGAATCATATATTTTTACTTTGAAAGATGATGTTGTTTCTTTATTTGTAGTGGCTACTATTTTTGTTTGGACTGTTCCATCCTTTCTAGGTGCTTTTCTTATTTCAGTAAATATAGTAGATTCAACAGGACTTGCTGTTATATATCCTGTTTCATTTTCTAAACCTGCTGTATATAATGTAGGATTAACTGAAACATTTTTGAAAGCCTTTGTTTTGTTATTGGTACTATTTCTATCATTGTAAATATTAGACCCGTTACTAATAGTTATTTCAGTTTCACTAACACCTACATTTAGAGGAAATAACATTCTGCCTTCATATGTCATTTACTCACCAAACGTATAATAAAATAAAATGTTACTGTAACTAGGAGTTAAAGTATTGATTGTTAAACTAGGTTCTTTTCCTTTGTGCATTGAGATTTCAAAAAGTTCTCCCATAAATTGTTCACTAGTAAGAGTTCCTTTACCTATTCTAGATTCTCCGTTATTTGTAGTTGAATCAAACTCAAAGGTAGGAACTGTAAGAGTTTGAGTTTTGATAGATTGATTATTAACATACAATTCTATTTGACCGTTCTTTCTGTACGAACAAGAAACCTTGTAAACTTCTTCTAAATACAGTGCTTCTCTAGGCTGAGAAACATACACATCTCCTGTAATTGTAGAAGATTGAGATAGGGATAATGTAGCACTACGATTACTTCCTAAAGTATTTTTACTCAAAACCTTTCCTAAACTTACACCACTGCTATTAAATATTTCAGTACCGCCACTATTGTTCGCCCCTAATTCATCTAATATTACTAATTTTTCATCATCCGTTCCCGAAGTAAATGTAAGTAACGTACCTGTAATACTAGCAACAGAAGTTAATTTAGTCAAACTAGTATTATGTTTTTCATAATAACCATTAGCATCATA